TCATGAAACAAACCACTTAACGCCTGCGTAATGTGTTGGAGTACCAACGCAATTGATCTGGATTGCACCATCAAGTATTGCCGCAATATATGGTGTTTTTGATGCCGCATTTTCATTTATTGAAACCATGCTTATGGTTGACCATGTTCTTATATTTGGGTTTGTTATTTTAACTGGCAAAGTTTCATTACTTATTTTAACGACACCCTGTCTTGCATATGATGAGTTGAATACAACATTAACACCAGATACATTTTCTTCACTGCCTACCCACTTCGTAACCGCTCCTGTCAAATCAATATCTGAAAGAACCAACCTATCCGCTGCACTTTGTTTTGATATCCCACTTGAGCAGTTGCTAGTATTCATTCCAGATACTTTCACATTTGCACCAAAAAGTGATAATGCGACATCGCAAGAATCTGCGAAAAAGTTCGAGACGTAAATATCAGTTGACCCAGCGGATATGTTTATTCCTCTGTTTTTTGAACCTATGACAGACACGCCAATAACCTGAACATTTTTAGACCCATTTGAAATTGAAACACCGGCACTGTTTGCATTTACTGGGTCATTTACATTTTTCACAACAACCCCACTGACTACAGTACCATCAGCGGGTTTATTAGGATGCCCTAAATTCAATCCATTTGAATAGCGAACAGTATCAACATTAAGGTTGCTAACTATAGAATTTGTACTGTCACAGCCAACTGCTGATGCACCTGTGTTGTATGAGGTTATGTTAGAAATACGATTGTTATTACCATGAACCTGCACTGATGAGTAGTTCTTGCATCGAGTCCCTCCATCTTCACCATATGTAGATGAGGCATTCACTGCGCTGACTGATGATCCGCTAACATTACGAAGAACAACCCCTTCTAATCCCCAATTTCGCAACTTAATTACATCAATGTTATGATTCACCCCACCATCAATAAGTAGCGTACAATCATCAACTGTATAATTTGCTTCTTCAATAAAATTATTACTTAAATATATACCTTTCACAGCGCTTGAATTGCAATTTATAAAGTGAATTAACCTCATTCTGGATGATGAAACATTTTTTTCATTACCATCAATCCGACCATGCCCTTCAATGGTAATATCATCAACTCCTGTCGCTGATATCAGAACACATAAATCAGGGCAGTTACGATCTGCATAAACAACACCATCGATTCTGATTGTCATGCTTTTTGTTAAGACAATCGGCTCAATATAAATTTCAGTGTTTTCGTCAATATGAACAAAATTATTAAAATCAATGCATTTTGTCAGGGCATCGGTATCACTGTTTTGGCCTTTGAAGTTTTTGAAATTATGTAGCGGATAGCCATTTAGCAGGCCGCAGCAGAGCCAGTTGCTATCCGGTGACGAACCCGGTGTGATGGTTACAGGGTGTGCGCCTTTGTAGACATAGAAAAATCCATCACCGGCAAGCGCGGCCTCTTTGTCCGAATTAAGAATGCCGCCGTCAGCAAATGACGCTTTTCTCGCAATAGTGAGGCGACTGTAATCAGCGTACACAGTATTACCAAACGATGAACCTACGAGTTTGTCGCCGCCCTGCGCACCTAATTCTTGCCGCAACTGATCAGGGTCGTACTTCAGCACATTCGGATAATAGAACTGCTGCGCACCGTATGAATCATACACAGCCATTGAGTGGCCTTGCACAGTAACGAACTTGGCAATCTGACCGTTATATACCGGATAACCGGCCTGGTTGATGATAAGCGGTTGAGACACCGGTACAGTGGTTCCGTCCTCGTTTTCCAGATACACCTGAATTTGGTTTTCTGGGATAGTCGGATCAGTATCAATTTCTCCGATGAAGATTTTCCCGTTACTCGCCGCCTGAAATTTGCGTGCAAGTGTAAATAACTGATTTGGCATACTCACGACGACATTGTATAATTGTTGTGGCATAGTTAACAACCTTTAGGAGATTATATGGCGGCAAGAACACACGAAGTTCTAACCAGAGAAAGATTAATGGAAGTGCTTGATTACAACCCTGATACCGGTGTTTTCATCTGGAAGCAGAAGTTAAGCAACAGGGGCGCTGTAGGTAAAAAAGCTGGAGCAATATCATATGGATATAATGTGATTAACATTGATAGGGTTCGTTATTTCGCTCACAGGCTGGCTTGGTTATATGTTTATGGCGTTTGGCCAGAAAAAGAAATCGACCATATAGACAGAAACAGATTTAACAATTCTATCTCCAACCTTAGAGATGTAAGTCGGACGGTTAACGCTCTGAATAATGGGCTGAGAAGCGATGCAACGTCCGGACTGAAAGGCGTTACCTGGTGCCAAGAAAGAAACAAATGGCAGGCGCAAATAAATATTTCAGGGAGAAACCTCACACTCGGTCGTTATGACACTATTGATGAGGCTGCAATAGCTTATAAAGCTGCAAACATGGTTTCTGACTTCCTGTTGAATAAATGATTTGTTCTGACATTGCTTTCTCCAAGCGTGAGAAGTTGCACCAGTTTTATGGTGTGAGTTATGTTTTACGGGTTAATTACGCTATATAATGATAAAAAATAAACAATTGTGAGGTGGTGGTGATGATATTTGGCGACACAACTTTAGTGCCATATAAGAATGGTCTTAGCAAACCAGAAAGTGCAAGTGAAGACCGACATTATCCTGATTTTGAGTATTGCGTAACAGCTATACATATGAAGTCAAAGCTTGTGTCAGCAATTACAAACCACTCGATTGCATCCAAAAAACTCCTTGATGCAGATCCAGAAAAAGAAGAACAAAAACACTATGAATCTCGCAAATCTTTTGAATCTCTTTTTGATTTTGAAGAGTCAACATCCAAACAAATCAGAGTTGAAGTTGACACAGAATCTCTTTCTGATGATTTGTACTGCCTATCTAATTTTGATGGAAAAATGGTGGCTGTAAGGCCGAAATCTATACATCTGATTCTAAAAGAATCAAACCCAGGAAACGCAAGGGAGAACCTTGTCGGTTACTGTTACTTCGATGACAAGAGAGAAAAAAAAGAGTTTTCGACAACCCAAGGGGCTGACTCTCTTGAAATATTTCTTCCTATAAGTTCAGATGTATTCTCTAGTATTTTTATGGGGATTAAAGGCGGAGATAACACCATTTGTGCTTCAATTTATTTTCCTGCGTATGCTGACACCCTTGACAGAATGTCAGGATTAGTTGCTCCATCTACATGCGTGATAGACGCCTCATACATGGGAGATAATTTCGCAGTATTAGATAATGTATCATTACTAGCGCAAGATATTTCCATCGAGAGCAATGAAAGTGAAGGCGTAGAAGTAGATCAACATGAGCCACACGTAGGCAATTCCATCAATGAAGAACTCAATGAAATCTCCTATAAAATAGGGAATTTAGACCTAAATACCCATAATTCTACCGCTCTGTTAACATCAATAAATTCCAGCCTGAAAATTGTATCTTTCCTGCTGATATTATTGGTTGCTTTGTTTTTATTTAAATTTGTATGGTAAAAGAAGGGCTACTGCCCTTCTTCCTGATCTTCCTGCATCAGTAACTACAGGAACTCGCCCTGCCTCTGCGCTACTTGCTCTTTTCGCCCTGAGAAACCGCAGTGACAGATTGAGATATTTTTGATATCAGTCTGTCGTATGCGGTACTACCTTTCGGTGTGTTGGCTAATCGCAACATCATGTTTCTTATTGGCTTGCTTTCATAAACCCGAGCTAATGCCCCATATGAAAGAAATGCCATTATGCCCGTGCCTCCATTGGCAGCATCTATGGCCACACCGGCAGGTATGCCAACCTGCAAAATCTCCTGACCTGTCGGGGTAACCGTACCAGCTCTGGATGCTCTTTGTGTCTGCTCAAGGTATTTTTTCATCCCGTTCAGATATTGTTTCTCGCTACCTTTAAACAGTATTCCTGTCTGAGCTGAAAGCCGGTTTATTTCATTCAGAAACTTCTCCGGACTGCCGCCTGATTTCTCATAGGCTTTGCCGATAACAGACGCTCTGGCAGCATTCCTTCCACGGCTGTCGAGTGACCGATATAACTGCTGAACCTCACTTTTCTTATTACTGAAAAGGAGATTGTTGGCAACTTCCGGCGTGAGTTCGCCTTTCTGCAGAACAGACTTCAGCCGCGTATTATTTACCACCTGAGCCTCATGAGCGTATGCCGCATTAGCCTGTCGGTAGCGATCTGCCACTCTGGCGCCGAGGTTATCAGACACAGACTGATTAATGTCTTTTGACATAGCGTCATACACGCGGTTAACTGCACCTTGAGACTGAGAAGGCCACACCATGCGATCACCTTTCACATCCTGTCTGAATTGCGTTCTCAGGTCTCTCAGAAGGCTAAAATCAGCGCCTTTCACCAACTCATCACGATAAGTCTGTAATTTATTGATGGTCTGAGTGTCAGCGGCACCACCAAGCCGCGCCAGTCGACTCATTTCCTTGTCGATAGCTGTGATAGCCTGTGTCGGATTTATAGTGCCTACCGACTGCATGGCGGAGTCTACTTCAGACATGCGCTTACCTGCCGCCTGTTTAACCTTGCTGGTCTGTCTCTGAAGGCTCTGAACCACTTCATCAGGTGATGGCGCGGCAAAGCTTTCTGAGTATTTCTGAACCAGCTTACTTCTCGCCTTTTGCTGATTTCTTCGCACCGAGCCGGTGCCGGTAACTGGTATTTTTTCAGCAAGTGCCTGTGCAGATCTTCCGAAAAACGTACCAGGCTCAACAGCATCAGTTGTCATCAATGGGGCATTATTCGCATCAGCAAACTTAACTGCCTCTGCCGCCTCCGGTGACATCTTCCCTTTTATTGCCCGAGCCGCAGCGCCGACAATATTTTCAAATGCCTTACCACCAGTGCCGAGAACACCAGATAAGCCAACCTGAAACGGGTCAATGTCGGTTCCGCCCATGTAACTTGTGGTGCCCTGAATTAACGCATCTGTACCGGCCGCGCGAAGACCGGCACTGACCAACCCTCCCGCCCTGCCAGCAGGTGTATATGATGCCGCCAGAGCCGCACCTGATGCCACATCCTCGGGAGATAGACCAGGTTTGTTTAGTGCATACTGACGCGGCGGCAGTTTGATAACAGTGTTCCCGTCACCATCAACTTCAGCCACGCCGCCATACTCAGCGGCCAGCTTATCGGCGTGATGCTTTGGCAACCATCCCATCTGCTTAACCATTTCTGGCATGGTGACAATAGCATTACCCTTTGCATCATATGAGATTTCCGCCCCGAGGTTTCTCAGCATGATCTCCTGATCTTGCTGATTCCCCATCATCTGAGCCCAGGCAACTTTGGCGGCATCTTTGTTAAACTCGCTCAGTTCAGGCGCGTCAGATACAGACTGGAGTTTCTCCATTTCCGGCGTCATACGACTCTCGCCGGTAACCATATCTTTCACGTTAGCCCAAAACCCTTCAGGCTTAGATGATGGTTGCGTTACTGGCTGCTCTGTGTCGAACTGGTCAAAGTAATTACCCTGAGATTGCTGACTTGTCGTCTGCGCTACTGGTTCAGCGGACTTCTGCTGCTCAGTAACTTCCTGCCCATCAAACTGATCAAAGAAATTAGCCATTATTTAGCCTTATGGTAGATATCCATATTTAGCCTGAAACTGCTCGGCTAGCGCTGGATTGTTCTTCAAAGCCTGTATTGCTGCGGCTGGAGCCTGTCCGGTGCGCTGAGGTTGCGTTGCGGCAGGCTGCTGTTGGCTTTGATTTTCAGGTGCGCTTGCTGCGTCCTGTGCGTCATATGCTTTAGATGAAACCTTCATTGCCTCGTAAGACAAGCCAGACTCCCCCCGGAACGTCTTAAAGCGGTTCTCCAGCTTTTTATTTTTAACCTTTAATGCCGCATCACTTTCACCAGGTTGCGGTAAGTAAAGGTTTGCATACTCTTTGGTTTCATCGGCAGTGATCGCCGCCCCGGTATCTTTACGCAGCACGGCATTAACTGTATCTCTGGCATGGAGTAGATAAGACTGCTCTGCTGGGGATAAGGCACTGTTAGCAATCATGCCATCCCCTAGACGGGCAGAAATAAATGCTGCGCGCTGTGGGCTAACCTGTCCCGTATCAATAAGTTGCTTCATGCCAGACAACCCATCCTCAACACGCATAGCAAATCCCGCAGCCTGCTTTGAACCCTCAGATGCCTTGCTCAGTATTCCATCTGCTTCACGAACGGTTAGCGGTTTTCGCATGTTTGCATCGCTAATTGGATCTGATGCTTTCCCTTTTTCTTCGGTGCCATCTGCGTAGTATTTCATCACAGACCCATCAGGCATTGTTTCAACCTTGAATAGCTTTTTCTGGTCTGGGTTGATACCAGCAGCCTGAGCAAAAGCTTTTGCTCCTTCCGGGTCAGATTTCAGCATCTGTGCATATTGGCTGTAATTCTGCATGGCTGATGTTGGTGCATACGCCGCCGTAATGGCATTGGCTCTGCTTATGTCCTGACCTCTCACCTGAACATCCTGACCTCTGGCAGTAAGAGCCTCACCAGCCTGATTGCTGCGCACTGTTTCAGCCAGCTTCTCACGGTCAATCTGACGGCCTTCATTGGCACCAATAACATCAAAGTATTTTTCAGGAGTAAGCGCACTCATGCCGATGGTGTCAGCCAACTCAACAGCGCCTTTCGGATCAGCCTTAGCCAGGCGCTGCGCTTCTTTAGGGTCAATGCCGAGACGCATCAGTTCAGCCGCGTTTTTGGCAACGAACTGATCACCAGTTCCGGCATTAACTGCCATGCGAAAGTTTGCGGCCACATTACCGAGTGATTCGCGGGTGTCGGCCGAGATGCCTTCCATGCCTTTCCCGATCTGCTCATTCATTTCAGGATACTCAGCAAAGAGTTGGCGCATAGATGCAGTATCACCAGCAGCGCGAGCTGTTCCATATTTCTGGAAAAACTCCTTCTGTCTCTGTGCCTGCTGGTCAGCCTGGTACATTTGAGCGACCCCATACAGCCCCTGTAATCCCTGTAATACAGGGTTGTTGGCACCTGATCGCTGAATGTCATTATTATCACGGATTAACGACAGTGCTGTGTTTGCGTCGGTTGCGCGGGGTGCGTTGCTATTTGCCCCGCCTATTCCGCCGAGAAGACTTCCGGCAATTCCGCCCTGATTCCACGTTGCCATAACTCCCCCTTAAAACAGACTGCCTAGTAACCCAAGGCCAGCACCAATACCGGCACCCCACGGAGTAGAAGCGCCAATAGCGCTAGCAATACCGCCGCCCAACATAGCCCCTGATGCACCTCCGCTGATTGCCTGCTGGAAACCAGACGGGCGATTAGCATTCGCTGCCGCCAGCGCTGCCTGCTGCTGATAAAGAGAGCCCATATTGTTGGCGTAGTTTTGCCCAGCGTTTGCCTGACCTTGCAACGCCCCGAGACCGATATTTGCCAGATTCTGCGCGCTGTTCATCTGGTCGCCAAGCCACGCCTGACCAAGAGAAGGAGCGATAGCCGCAAGCTGGTTACCAGTCGCTGTTGACCCAAGTCCACCGGTCGCTTCAGCTGCATTCAGTGCCTGATAGCGAGCCTGGTCGGCCTGCTTCTTGTACATATCTGAACCATAGAATCCCTGTAGCGCCTTATCCTGACCTTCCAGTGTTGACAATCCCTGCATCTGAGTAATGTATTGCTGAGCCAATGGCGTGAATGGGGCAAGGTTTTCCATGATTCTGTTGAACTGCTCGTTCTGCAGATCGGCTGAATATTTCATTGCTGCCGCCTGCTCTCCACCGCCACCACCGCCGCCACCCTTACCGCCTTTTTCAGGGAACAGAGGTTCTTCACCGGCAATCTTTCGTGCCAGTTTAAAAATATATCCGGACATAATTATCTCCGCTGATTACTGAGGAATTCGGTTAGTTCTTCACGCGTTGCTGAGTAGAACGTGACATCATCAACGCCTTTGAAATACTTCCTGATGGTGCCCACACGGCCAAGTCCGATACTTGCGCAGTACATCTGGCCGTGGCGGAATTTACGCGCTGCAAATGATGTCACGCACTGGACGTAAGTTGATGAGAGGATGAACTGCCAGAATGCCAGACCAATATCTTTGCTGAACCCCCTGACCTCAGGGAGGTACATAGCGTGACACTCGAACGTCATCGGCTGCACTTCTTCGTAATACACGATGCCGCCGAATTGTCCGTGAACGTCAACCTCAAAGTGTCTGCGCTCCGGTTTATAATCGAACCCGTCCCCGTTGTTACTCCCGGCAATAATGTCAGGGTGATTACCAACGGCCTCAATCAGGTCAATATTCCTCGTTGGTTTGAATGTGATCATGATTACCTCAGTCAATCAGTCCGTGTGAACGCATGGAATCCTCAAGGGCTTTTATGCGCTGTCGTGCAGCAGAAAGGCCGGAAGCCATCGCCTGTACTTCTGATTGCGTGTATGTGGCACTTACCGTGTATGCCTGGCTGGCATTAAACGCACCTTTCAGAGCCGAACCTGTTGCCGCAGTGAATCCGGTAACGCGACTTCCTACCACCTTAACGCCGCTGACCTTGTACGATGATGAGGCAGTAATATCGCCGATAACCTGCAATTTATCCGTGGTTGGAGTTACCGCATTGCCGATAATTAATGAGCCGCCGGCAGACTGAATAACCTGGTCAGTGGCTGCAGACTTCGACACCATGTCACCTTCAATTTCGACGACCTTTCCTGTCAGGTAATCAACATCACTGCGCAGTGTGACTATCTGGCCTTCTGCCGTGGTCAGACGGACATCAAGCAACTGAATTGCGTTGGTGTTGGCCGTAATGCGGAGTTCATGGTCATCGACTTCTATCCGCAGCTGCTGAATGCGGTGTTCATGGTCTGCTAGAACCACATCCTGCTCATCATTTTTAACCTGTGCATCATATGCCCCCTGACTTGCCTCATTTGCTTTCCCTGTCACTCTGGTGAAGTCCAGAGACTGAGACAGCACATACATCCGGTAAGCAGGAGAAAACACGACAGGGAGAGACGCAGCATTGATTCCGACCGCCGTCACCGTGATTGGGTCTTTTAAACTTTCATCAGCCATTATTCCGCCCTTACTGTCAGGTCAGACAGCGTTACCGGCGCTTTGGTTATTACTCTGATTTTGAACCCGACATTTTTGCGGATGCGGCCAATCCGCTTCCAGATAATGCGCTGGTCATAACGGAACGGTGCATTCTGAGAAATCATCTGCTCGCGGCCATAATTAATGCCGTCAGTGGTAGCTGACAGGAATAACCGGTCAGCAATCTGAGCAATGCCGGTCGATGCTTCAAGCTCAAGGTCAAAAAGTCTGGCGTTATCGGCCTTAATCAGCGGAGTGTACAGCAGGTGCTCTGCCTGCGAGTCATACTGTGATGAGGCATTGAACACCAAGCGACCAACAACGGGCTGCTTTTTGTCACCAACGGTTATCTGATTACCTTCATACATAAAATCAATTGCCCGGTACGGCTCATCAAACAGGCCGGTTTTCAGCACAGCCCATTGCTGGCCGTTCTGGCTTGCTGCCGCATCGAATACCAGCACATGCCGAGGGAGGTGAATGATCAGCAGCTCGTGAGAGTCAAACCGTACCGACTCCATGATGCCGCCGGATAATTCATCGGCAGTGTAACCGCGCAGTATCTTCTCGATTGTTGCCGTGGCGATAGATTTAACCTGACCGGAGTCAACCAGGTAAACAGACGGTGCTCCACTGGCCGGGTGACTGATAATAGCGAACGCATCCATGTAGTTGCATTTGCAGAATGTTCCGGCAATTCCCTTGCTGACCATGTATGACGGGTTAGCCATGTAAAGCGCTGCGCCGACAGTAGTTGAACCGGTGAGCGTGAAATACTCAATCGTGGAAGCGCCGAAGCATACAATGAAGTCACGCCACACGCCGAGGCCGATAATGCCGTCAGGCTGCGATTCAGCGCGATACTGTCCGCTGTATTTGTCAGGGTGTGACTCATCTTCAAGGTCTGAAATGAAAAAGCTGTCAGTGCCTGCTTTCGACCACACATACCGTCCTTTAACGCGGGCAACATCACTCGCCTCGCCGAGCTCATACTGGATATATCCGGTATCAACAGGCCAGTTGGCAATCGTCTTCTCTCCGTCGTCATAGCGATACTGCGTTATTTTCCCGCCGGACAAAACAGCCTGACTGGTTGCGCTGTATGCCATCGATACGCGTGATTTTCCGGACACGCTGCCGATAACACTGTCACCGCGATACAGCTTTCCGCCGAGAACACGATACACGGCATTCTTCGCGGTGTTGTACTGGACGCCACGCGACACTCCGTCAGCATCACGAAGCTTTTCGACTCCGGGAAATGATCGCATATAACCGGCAGCATTCAGGACTTCTTTCGGCGTTGCTAACATATTCACCGGCAGGGAGTCGACATAATCAGCAGTCCTGAAATCTTTCGACAGCCCTCTTGATATCGGAACCTGAATCTTTGGCATCCCCTTCATCCTCTACGTAATACCCGGCATTACCCAGCGTGGTGTACTTATTACCCTGCCCGACCGGCATATCACCCCGCCTGTTAACAGACGGAACGCTAAGTGTGTCGAGTAACAAGGCGTCATAAGATGAGGCCGCAATCGCCTCCTGTCTTGGTGTCGGCTCAAGCCCATAATCGGAGAGAATGCGAAGTAATAATTGATAGCCGATGACATGCTTATATTTGCGCGGCAGCCCTGAATCATCATCAGGAGATGGTTGTTCGTCAGCATCAGAGAAGATATACCCGAGGTCGCCAAATCTAATTTGCATCTCGGACATCATATCTTCCAGATCGCTAATACCATCACTCACAGATTGTGGCTCAACATCAGTCAGTGATGCATCTGAAGCAACTCCGGCTTTGCGAAGCGCAAACAGGAGAATTTCTCCCTTAGTCAGTGGTATCGCCATGTTTATCCGCCTTCTTGGTTGGAGGTTTCGGCTTTTTCACCTCATCAGCAGAGTCAACAAATCCCATTTTTTTAAAAATCGGGAAGTCGTCTGAAACAATGACGGCCTGAACATAACCAGCATCATTATCAGCCCATAAAAAAACGCTTTTACGTTCCATTATTCACCTCAATAAAAAAGGGAGCCGAAGCCCCCCTGGATGACAACGATAATGATTAGACGTTACCGAAGAACTGCCCGCCGAAGTGCGGGTTAAAGCATACGTATGCAGGCAGGAGGTCAAAACGCATCATCTGCTTGTTAGCGTCACCGTCTGCGTATTTATGTACGCGGATGGAGAAGCCTTCATATGTAGCGACAGCCGAGTCAATGCTGTGCAGTTTTGGCAGCGGAATGGTGCCCAGGCCGCAGAACATTTTATTGAAGAACAGGTTTGGCTTCATTTGCTGCTTAGCGGTGCCGATAACAACAACCTCATCGCCTGCTGCAACTTTACGGTCAACGGCGTTGTACTGCGGGTTGGTTGCGTCATAAACAGGAACACCAGAGAGCTTAACAGTGACATCCCCACTTGCATCAGAATTTGCATCTTCCAGAACAGTAGCGGTGAAGCTGATCGCCGCAGAACCATTATAAAGAGTTTGCTTGCTCTGCTGGTTCAGCCAGTGAGTTGCAGTAAACTTAATCTGGTCACCGGCCTTCAGGAACCCTGTTTTACTCGCCGTCGCACCGGTCAGGGTGACTGTGAACTGGTAGGAATCTTTGATTGCGGTGTAGTCAACAACCGGAGCTGTTTTAACTGTCAGCGTTCCGCCGAAATCACCTTGTGCTCTTGATGCCAGGCCATTTGACATCAGCGCCTTAATACCGCCGAAGTTGCCAGGAATCTGAGCGTTTTCCCATGCAGTACGCACAAGCTGGTCTGACGCATGCAGCCCTGTTTGAGCATCAGCCAGCCGTTGTGCAGACCACGGATCCATAACTGCATAGTTATCACCGGCCTTAATGCCGATGTCTTTCAGGAATGTTGCCGTTTGTGCAACATCTGACCACTTGGCAATTGGTGAGTTTGGCGTACCGAGGGACAGCGCGCCGTTGTTCATCATAAAATGAGCCAGCTCAGTTTCCAGATCAGTAACCATGCGAGCATGAATTGGTGCCAGGATCTGGTCTAACTGGTTCAGCTCAAGAGCTTCTTCAATCTGCTTCCACTCAACGCCGACGGTAATATAATCACCAACTCGGCCTGTTGCCTTGCCTGAAATAAGGCCGTTTTTTGTCTTTCCTGTAATGTCACCATCAGGAGTACGTTCAGAACGGAACTGGTGAGGTCGCTTGAAGCTAACACTGTCGCCAGTACTGGAGTTAATCTCTCCGGACAGTAACTGCCGGTCGATGGTTTTGCACAGAACCAGGTCTGACATAAAGCCAGCCAGGAATTTTTTCAGGACTACCTGACTTACGTTTGAATTTAAGTTATTCGCCATCTCTTACACCTTGTTTATTCGATAATTGCGCCGGGGCACAGTTTGTTAAATTCATCTGAGGCTGCATTACCGGCACCACCTTTAACTTCCGGCTCTGGTTTAGGTGATTTTTTGGGTTTAGGAGCCAGTTTCACTTTCTGGCTAATCTGTCCCAGCAGGAATGCTGCCCGGATAGGGTCTTTCTCAGCTGTAAGCCGCTGGCGCAATTCTTTATTTTTACCAAGAGCGTAAGCAATCAATTCAGTGCCTTCGTCTGCTGCATGGATAAGTATTTCCTGCTGCAGCGGCGGCACTTCAACGCGCACGACTTCTTCCATCTCTGCGTAATCTTTCACAGGCAATTTTTTGGCGCGCTCATTATGCTTTTGCAGACGCTCAGTGAATCTCGACTGAATCTCCTGTTGCGCCCGCACACGTTCCTGTTGCTGACGTTCGGCACGGACTTTTTTCTCATGCCACTCTGTCAGCGCTGTTTCAAAAACTTCATCGTTCCAGTCGCACGACTCCAGGGTCGGCTTTGGCGGAACAACTTCATCGGTTACCGCTGGCTGTTGCGTCTGCCTGGCTGTGATTTCCTCAAGCTGGCGCTTTAGTTCACGGTTTTCTTTCTGTGTGTCTTTAAATCCCTTGCGAAGGTCTTTAACCCATTGCGGAGCTGGTTTCCCCTCAATGTTTTCATCGTCATCGCTTAATGAGATTTCTTCGTCGCCAATCTGCAGGGAGTAATCCTGTTCCTGCCCTGATTGTTGATCCTGATCTGCCTCCGCATTATCAGCTGCGGCATCCGGTACGGAAGTTGATGTGTCAACCTCACCGCCGTTATCCTGCTGCTCAGTTTCATTCTGCGGCTGCGGGTCGTGATTTTCAGACATAGGCACAGCCTGACCATCAATGATCAGTTCATTTTCCATTTCTTACCCCTTAACTCTGCGGGAAGTCCGCAGGAGACTGTTGATTACTTTGTGACTGGATTGTTTTTGCAACGTCCATGCTTTGCTTATGCTGCGTGTCAGTTGCTTTTAGAATTAACTCGGCGTCTGCCCGGGATGAGTCGCCTTGTTCTTTCTGGAAGGTATGCAACATTTTAAGCGCCTCTCTGATTTCAGCGCGCTTCGTACTGTCAGCTGATGCGAGAAGCTGAACGACTTTAGCCTCTGCCACTCTGGCTTCGGTTTGCGCCTGGAACGCTTTAACCTGAATAGACAACTCTTCGTTCTTCGTCTTCTGTACTTCCGCCTGCCCCTGCAAGAACACACCTTGTGCCGCCAACAACTCAGCATTAGGTTGCTGCGCCTGCTGCATTGCCTGAGCGACAATCTGCTCTTCTTCGGCATTGCGCGGTTTAACAACTCCCTGGGTAAGCAGTTGCTTGCGGTTATACTCCTTGAACTCATCCAGTCCCTCGCCGTCCATGTTGTCGAGAATAATACCCTGAACAACACTGCGCATAGGGTCTTGCGGAAGCATTCCTGAAAGCAGGCTGGTGAGCACTGAAACGGTAGCGTCACGCCTTGCTGTGTATGATGGCCCTACATCAACTGTGACATCATAACGTCCTGATGACAGGTCATTCATCGCTACCACGCGGCCAGTATCTCTGTCTTTTACTGATACCGACATCAATGCAATATCATCAGTGCCATCCTCATTGACAATGCGAACCTGCCGATCCGACCCGTACACTTCCCGAGCCATGGACAGCCACACTTCGCCTGCTCGCTTCAGGCTTTTCGCCATGTTATCGAGATAGATAAACGAGGCCATATCAGACCGGTGCATGAGGCTGTTTACTGTTTCTTTGGCTATGTTGCTTGGCATCTGCTGCATGGCCTGGCTTGAACCGGTAACCTCCTGAATATCAAGTCCTGTCTGCTGCAGAAGTGCGGCCATTGCCTGATTAAGTGGTTGAGGCTGCGTATAGCCAATGGCCGACGCAGGAGCTATCACATTCCCTTGCTTATCGACAGTCTCATTGAGCGGGAGGAATGCAGGTCTTTTTTTATTCCTGTCTTCCCAATGCTTTTCAAGCCCCTTAATCTGCGACTTGCCAACAATGGGAACGGCCCCGGGGTCTTGCGTGGCAGAATCTGCCAGCATGGAAACCTGCAGGTTATACAGGCGCTGAGGATCCATTGCTTTGGCAATATGCCCCTCAACCCGCTCAACATCATCAATAAACCACCGCTTGCCGTATACCGGTATTAACGGAATGTGCTCGCCTGGTATGCGCTGTGCTTTCTCAAGGAACCCGTCACCATCTACAACAGAGACATAAACACGGCGGCGCTTAATTGTTCTGCGCGCTTCCTCAATGAACCCGATTTCCTCAAGTTCATCCTGCACCTGTTCCAACTGCTCACTGTCGTAGGTCACTGACTCGCCGGTAAATGGGTTTCTGAATGCGACCACATCAACAGATTCTTTGCGCACTTCGTAATACTTGGCGATGTAAACAACATCATTGTCGTACCAGTCATAATCCCATGACCTGCCGATGCCAATATCTAACGTTGCCGGGTCTTTGTTGTATTCCGCTTTGTATTTGTCGGCAGACAGCGAGTACATACAAAAAGCCCATGCAGCATCTGACTTGTCATATTTCTTTGCATCAGGGTCAAACCAGACTGAGCGAGACGGATCATATATTGGTTCGATAAAGATACGCTGACGGTCATCGGTTGGGTCAAGCTCATTGACAAGGTTCGTCGTCAGTCTGAAACAACCAAAGCCACCGGTGGCGGCATCGTCAAACGCATTATCACACGCCTCTCCGCCGTCTGTTTCTTCATAGTCTGCGCGAAACAATCCGTTGAGCTTATTCGCCAAATCTTCGCTTGCTTCTTTGTCACCAGGCCGGAATTTTACTGTTATCCGGTTGTTGCGATACTCGCTGATGATCCGGTTAAGCTCATTGGATATTTTGTTTATTTCAAACTTAGGATATTTTTTGAAATGGTCGTTAAGTTTTGTACCGGCAGCAGTTGCCCCCTCCCACTGACCACCAGGGACGCGAGCGAAGCGCGTTGCTTCAATACACTTCGCCCTCACATCCTCTTGCGGTGAGTGCGCACGGTCAAACCTGAGCATTATGCGCTCATGCTTTTGTTGTAATGTTTCAGCCATAGTCACCAACTGGAAGATGAAGGGACGTAGATATCCTCGTCCTCTGGTGGATTACGTATATCTGCGTATCTGGTTGCGTAACGGCGCATCATGTAGGCATAGCGGACGGCATCAAGAATGTCATCGCGAACCTTCACGATCTTGCCTTTCTCGTCACGGTGATAAAAGTTGTATTCCTCGAAGAAGTCACGCAGCCCCGAGAAAACCTTAAATTTTCCGCGCCGCATAAGGTCGTATATTTCGAACAGACCAGGCTCAACAGCCCTGCTGCCATCTTCCCACTGTGCAGGGTCGAGCAGCATGTTAAATCCGGCCTCTTCATAATATGATTTCTGCTGTAGCCCAGAACCTTTTTCTGTCTGCAGGCCATCGTTAGGCCATGCCGTAGGAACGTTGTCAGCCCACTGCTTAACTGCGCTGTATGCCTCCGCCGGAGAAACCTGTCTGGCCTTGTATGCCCTGGTTAAATAGAATGTTTCGTTCTCAGTGTCCCAGGCCAGCTGAACATGCGCCTGTGGGTGATCCCAGCCAAAATCCATGCCATCTATAACAAACCAATGATCAGGTATCGGGAACGGGTCGCACTTAATGTAGTCCTCACCCAAGTCATAGATGCGACCATGACCAAGCATAGGAATGCCTTTCGTTCGCATATCACGCTGATGAGGCGGAAACGAGGCAAGCAAATCCTCTTTGACTTTTTCGCTAAGGTGCGGAGCATCATCCCAGCCGACATTCATGCAAGCCTGAGCCGGTGACGGGTTATCCATGAATCCGATAACCAGATCAGTACGTCCGTTCTCTGGCGTAAATGTCAGAATGCCGCGCCCACCTCTCCCCCTGTCACCGGTAGCGGTACGGGTAAGCACCTGTGGGTAAATCGTCGGGTCTTTCGGTTCTTCGTCGATGTGGAACCAATCAACACTGTCACCCATCAGAGCATGCTGCCCCTGCGAGTACGACCAGAACTGTATTTTTGCTATATCCCCGCTTTTATGGCGGATGTATGCGGAACGAACAGCATTTGCAGCCCCCTGAGCGGCTTCGGTGCTTATTATTCTGTCTCCGGGTATCAATCCACCTTCCCAGCCGTTATCTGTTTTACGGCCGAGGATTGGAGCCTGCAGCAGGTCGCGACACTTTTCGCCGGAGTAGCCAAGGCACCAGATAAGAGGAGCATGGTCAAACTTGTATCCGTCCCAATCTTCAGGGTAATCACCCATAGCATGAATAGCATCGATGTATGTCGCTGTGTCTGTTTTTCCGACACGGTTCGCTGCAATGAGTGCTATCTGTGAATACTCGTTACTGAGGGCAATGAATTTCTTCTGCCACGGGTAACGGGTGTCGTAATAGGTTTTATAGCGGCAGACGGTGGCGCGGCGGGCTTTTTCTTCAAGGAGCCGGAGAAGCTCAATTTTCTGGTCACGATTTAACTGGTCCATCTATTAGCCTCACCAACTTTGCCAACCTTGCATTTATTTCTTCGTCTGACATAGTCTCAATTGATCCGGAGTGCTCAACCTTGTCAGTAAATAATTTAAGGTGCTTACCAAGCAACTCATATCCTTTCAAAACCGCAGATGAGTCGTAGCGGAAAACGGCGTTTAACTCCCCGTCATCAGTTTCATGCAAAACTGGCTCCCCGTTTGGATATGTAACCTTCTCCCCCTGTTCGCACCGACGGATGTTTTTAATTATCCCCTCGATAACAAACTGCGAGCTTAGGCCAACAGCTTCATTACGTTCAGCGGCCAGTCTCTTTATGTGCGCTCTAATATGAGGTTTTCTAAGGTTTTCACTTGCTATCTGTGCGGCTGACTTTTCACTATACCCAGCTCTGATTGCTGCCTGAGTACCGTTTAAATCGACAATGTACTCATGGCAGAATCTCGTTTGTTGCTCATTCAATTCATCTGCCATATCTCCCCCTTAATCAATTATCCAGCCCACTCGGAAATGAGCTGTGTAATTGGCTATTCTGCGAACAGGTCTAATGCTTCCTGAGCTTCCCTTGCTGCTTTCTGTGCTCGTGAAACAAACTCACTTTCAGTCTGGCACTGTTTATATGCGTCTTTGAAAAGCTCAAACTTGAGCGCATCGTCTTTAACGAACTCGATAGCGGCCTGAGCTGCGGCGGTGTCATTGCTCACCAGTCGCAGTAAGTCCAGACGCATCTGATGCTGTGCTGTGATTTCTGTCATTTTTGCACCTGTAGTTTTTGAGATAAGTGTTATGTCTCTCCATAGTCACGCCGTTTCTTCTCCGGTGGCTGACGTTGCCACTACGCAACATGAATAAATGCCGGATTCGTTGTTTTCGACTATCAGCATGCGCTCGTCACAAAAGGAGGATGAGTCATTGCTAACACGCTATACCGCGACAACGCTGCGCAAAGTGCTGGTTATTTGGGGTCGTTTACGTAATGAGCTACCGTTTTACCGTCGCTATTGATGATTTCTGCTTTGTCGCCAGGCTGCAATGTGAGGTCGTCGCCGCAGTTATTGTGATCGGTGTAATTCAGCTTATGCGCCCACGGTGACCACTGAATGCCATAGCCGGACTCAATGACTTCGTTACCTGATGCGGTGGTTACTTTGATTGTGAACATGATGATGCTCCGTTATTGAATTTGGTTCGCAACCATCATCACGCATCACTACGTTACTTTGGTCACTTCCGTCTGTTCCGGCATGTCAAGATAGTTTGGATCACCTCTTTACTGGCTTAACAAATTATCTAACCTTGTCGGGGTTATTCTTTGTCACGGATAGCTTTGTGCCTCTCGCATTCATTGTCGTATTCACAGCACTCAGTAAATCCGCCTTCAATCTTTTTATACCACCAGTGCTCGCCAGCGTGATTGGCGCAGTGCTTGTCGGCTGCGAAACCAAAGTGTTTATCTTTTTCCGTCATAGTATTTCTCCATTAAAAAGCCCCGCTATTTAGCGAGGCACTGTTGCCGACCGGATTAAGTCGATGAAGTCCTGACAAAACTCAAGGCGGTGTCCGTGATCGTCCACGAAGTTATATTTATTGAAATGCTCTACTATCTCCTCGGGACTTTTCCCGATGATAGGAGATTTAGAAATTGAATCGTGTTCCTGTTTCATCTTCAAACCTTCGTTCAGTTGGTTATGATCCTGCCACTCACGTGCTGGAAATTGAGTTCCACAGTAGTGGCATCTATCAGTACTCCGGTGTACCTCCGCATATTCACAGCGGGTTAATGAACGCGTCATCAAAAGGCCAGTATTTTGATGCTCACATTAAAAAAGCCGGATACCCTTATCGCAAGGTGGGGTGATTAGTTAAAGCGGGGCTAGCCTCGCTTTTTCATTTCAGGCACTGAGTCTTTATGTAGTCCTGCAAATACAGGGTCTGCTTTTCATTCTCAGCCATCATTTCTCTGAGACGCCAATAATCTTGCTCAGTTGCTTCACTAAGTCGTGGGGCGGCTTCATTGCTTCCGCTTTCGGTGGTATCGGATCCGACCTTTGGACACTCGGCTTTGATGTACACGCGCTTAGTGCCAGACTTAACAGCATCACGCAGGCTATCAATTTCAGTTTTGGCATTGGTTAACTCCTGCGTGTACATGGTGTCGAGTTCGTGAAGTGACTGAATGCGGGATTTATAGTCTTTGTTGATGGCGACCTGCTCAGCAAACTGAGAGGAAAGCAGCTGATAGTTGTCTTTCAGACCACCATACAGATGCAGGATAAGCAGCAGGCTAACAGCCAGTATTCCGCAAACGCCGAACCATATCTTTGTTGCGGTGCTCATGCCGGAATCTCAACGTGAGGCGCATCAATGAAACGGGTTTCAATCGGCAGTGATGGATCATTCTTCCAGTTGATGCCGAACCGGAGCTTTACACCCAACTCATCAGCAGCCTGTTTAACCGCTTTCAGCAGCGGCTTGAATTCTTCAATCTGCCACTTGGTGTTAACCGGAATAATGTCTACTGCATGGCCGGTCAGATGTCGGCTGTTATTTGTTTGTGATTTACCCGCCGCGACCAATTCTTTTTGGCGAGCCTGTGTGCGCAGACCTTCAATCACGATGAAATCTACCGGTGTAATCTCCAGCGCGCGACGAATCACCTTCACCAAGTCGGAATTAACACCCTTCAGGTTATTCTCGCTTCGCTGACTGAATCGGAATTTGCTCATTTTTTACCGCCTGAGAATTTTGACCAAAAGAAGTCCAGTGCAAAAGAACCCATAGCGCCACACATACCGGCAGCAAATACCGTGTAATAAAACGAAGCGTTGAGTTCCACAGAAAGCAGCCCGCCCATCAGGCCGGAGAACCCGGAAACCATCATCTGCATGATTGCCCCCAGCCAGCTCCAGCGGTAGCCGTTGCGTTTGTTGTCAATAATGTACCGGGCTAAGCCACCGTAAAGGGATATGGCAAATATGACACCCCATGCTGTACCGGTGACTTTCAGGTCTTTGTCATCCATCTTTGCCATACCGCCCCCTTCCGGAGGATTTAGTTAATAGGGTGCCGCGCACAGTATCTCTGCGCTGATTACGTTTGTTTGTTCAGGATTCTGTGGCGGCGTAAACGAAAAAACCCCGCCGGTTGGCAGGGTTCTTTTGAAATGATCATAAGTTGATCATTTGATTGATCTTTTTTTGTTCGGTCAGGTATAATGACCGAATATCTTGTGTTCTTGTGAGAGAGAATGCACTAGATATAGAAGCGCCCCTGTGTAGTGTCGAGCTACAGAGGGGCATAACAAAACTGCAGGGTGTTACATGTGATCACCTTTTCAGTCTAGTTTACCTGGTGATCTGTGTAAAGCCCTGAAATGCATACAGGGTTTAAACTGATGAACAAAAATATCTGTAAACACGCTCACCGATACGACTATTCATTTCTGTATCTGGCTGATAATCAAGGCCAGACAGGAAGACACAAATGCTCAGGATGTGCATATGAATTAGGTCGACATCACGCTCTCGTTGGAGCACCAAAAGCACAAAATGACTCTGTTCTGGAGCATACCCCAGATAGCCAGGCAGGCACAGTACGTCACAAAGATGCTTTTGAGGCATACCTCCTTGGTTATGATTCAGTAACCGGAGCAACAGCGAGACAGATTGCGTAAACAGAAATCACATCAAGGCTACTTCGGTAGCCTTTTTTATTGCCTGAAGGCCGCAAATAGCGACCTTTGGAATCAGTTGTTCGGAATAACCGAACATGTGAACTATCCGGAAATTCCGGAGAGTTGAACCTGTAAGTAACTCTTACAAGTTGCAGATACGAAAAAGCCCTCCGGAGAGGGCTGTTATGCATGCTTCGGCACAAGGCCGGTTTCCCGCCGGTGTGCGCCGTTTACTTACTTCCTCGCTCTGCATTCTTTCGACCTCTCAGCCGATGCGGTTCGAGTCCCAGCCCTGCGGCGAAGTGACGAACTAGGCGGGATCAATAATAGGAGCCGCCTCTTTTATCCTGTCACTTTAACGAAATGGCAATAACCCATCGTTGGGATAATGATGGGCTACTATCGCCAAAATGTCAATTGTTATTTCTATTTAATTGCTAATTTATAGAAACAGATTCTCTTTTAGTTACCATTTGCAGAATTGATTCTGCGTTAGCTTCCTCCTTGAAGCATTCCTGTATCAATGCCTCATAGAATGGTTTTAGGTTTCTCCGCCATGATGTTTCCGGAATATCGAACAGGGATTCACATATTACCCGCCGCACATCTTCAGCCGGTAATCGCGAATACCCGCGTCCGGAGCACTTCGGGCACGTCTTATATACCGGCACCCCCTGCTTTTCACTTTCTGCCTTGTCCAGCACCTCGCCACGACCATTGCACCGGCAGGAATGGCTGACAACCGCCTTACCCTTGCAGGTTGGACAGACCACCTTGGTTATTTCGCGTACCTCTCTCATGCTGCTTACGGCACGACCAGGTGACAGTGGACGTGAAGAAACAAATAACCCAGCTTTGGTGGCATACTTAGTAGTGAACACCTCCGCTTCGATGAATCCGCCATCACAATCAGGGCATGTCTTTTTGCTGGCCGCGCTCCTGGCGTAATCCTGAAATGCATAATTTGCGAGTATTTGCAGAACTGATGATCTAACATTCTCATCAAGCTTTTGGATAACGCTGTATTTATGCGCCTGAGTTAATGCATATTGATAGAGGCCCTCCACCGCTTCATCCGGCTGATTGATTCCGTGTTTCGCCAAAAACAATTCAATACCCATCCACGCTTTTGCGGTCGCCAAACCAAGCGAGGCCATGACATCGGTAATTGAAAGTGAATCAGTAGCTGTTGCGGCTGGAGAGTCACTAAACATCGGACTCTTCGGTGAAAAGTATTTTGGTAAATCTGCGAGTCTCATCTTACCTCCGGAATAAAAACGCCCATACCATCAACATCAGTTGAAAACATCACCTTTCTTCTGGCCGCTACACCAAGACCGTAAAGAAGCCTTACCAGCATCACGCCAGCGCTGGATTGCACCACAGCATGATGGTGACCACTGGTGTTCATGAGATATCTGGCTTCTTCGATTGCTGCTGCTATGTCTGTGAACATGATTTCAGCTCCTTCAGTTTCCGCCGGTACTCATCCCGGATCAGTTCGTAGTCCTCCCGCTTCCACTTCGGCAACTCATGCACACCCATCAGGCGGTCGAAGCGATCCTGGCCGATTTTTCCAATCAGGCGCGGTGTGTAGTTTTCGATATTCCCGGACAGATGGTTATTACATGGGGCGCATTGCTTATGGACGTTATCCTCATCAAACCTCAGTTCCGGATTGGCTCCGGTGGTTCGATAGTGCCCGGCGTGATACTGCCCTGTGTGGTGACGGCCGCAGCTGATGCACGGAAGGTCTTTATCCCGTTCACGGATGTATGCGTTGAATGCGGTCTGTGCTTGTTTTGCGAAATATGAGAGGGGTTTTACTGCTAACTTGCGGATTTTTAACTTATCTTTTTCTTCACGTTTTTTCTGCTGCTGCTCCTTTTTTAATTTGGCCTCGGCCTTTTCCCTTTCCCTGCTTCGTCGCTTTATTGCCAACTCAGCGCCGTGCTCCGGGCAACACCACCATTCGTTACTGAATTTCGGGTGAAACCATTCTCGGCATATCAGGCATTTTCGCCGCGGTTGTTTTGCCACTCTCACTATCTCCTTTCATCTTCTCGACTACTTCCAGATGCGGACATTCACCGGCGCACTGGTCGCAGACATAAACTTCATCGTCGGCCAGTTCTTTACTGCACAGTTGGCATTCCACAGCGCACCTCCCGCAGCATTACGTCAATGTCATTGATGAACGACCATCCGAACCCAGGCTCAAACGGACGGGTTCTGGATTTTGGACGCGATGCCTTCTCCTTGACTACCGTCATCCTTGCCTTAGCTACCGGAGTAGGCTTTTCGGCCAGGCTGCTGAAATGCGCCCTGACTTTGGATGCCGCACGGTCATCAAAAGCGTAATAAACCTGACTGCCTTTCCTGTGCACGGCGTGGACACTGCCGATATCCTGCAACAGCCGGACAAATTTAGCGTCTATCATGCTGCCAAGACCGGTGGCCTGCGCAACCATCCTGACCGTGAAGGTGTCATGGTGGCGAAGTGACCGGATTATTTTCAGGCACATATCCTGCTTCTGCTCATTGGTGTGAAGGTATTGTCGTGTCATGCGTCCTGCTCCCTTTTGAGTTTCATATATTCCGAATTCTCGGGTATCGTCACAAAACAACCGATGCCTGTAGCCCAGCACTCAACCTGCCCCATGAAGTGGAACATTTCCCCGGTGTCTAACTTTGATGTTTTTCTCATAGTCCTTACGCGCTCTGTATGCTGCGTGGTGGCGTCTATCATTTCAGTGACCTCGTAGCCAAGGAATGTATGCTTAAGCATTTCCTTGACTGTCTCAGGCGTGAATTTAGAGCCGTTGTCACACAGATATTTGCTTATCTCACCGCACCACATGTGAAACGTGGCGTTCTGAGATAGTGAGCGGGTAGATTTCCAGGGCTTGATGATTACTCGGTGGGGTTTGTTTGTTGCGAGTGCTTCTTTGAGGTGTTGCCAGGCTGCGTCTTTGGTTGTTTCGTGGAAGAGAAATTCTGCTTCCATTTATCCCCCTGATTCATTAACTCTCTTTTGTGCAATTTTGTAGTACTTCAACTCTCGCTCAATACCAATGAATGACCTATTGCTTTCTTTGCAGGCCACAGCTGCGGTACCGCTGCCCATCGTAAAGTCCAACACCACCTCGCCTTTATTTGAATATGTCTCGATGAGGTACTGAACCAGAGAGACTGGCTTCTGCGTTGGATGATAGCTGGCTTTTTGCTTGTCACTAGAAAAGAATTGAACAGTTCGCGGGTACCGTGATGTGCTGTCGTATTCAGTCAGAGATAGAGCATTTCCATAACACTCTGAGTTAACATCTTTCCTCTTTGACACTTTCCGTTCATGCCCATGTGTCATTTGCGGGTTATACGTCGGCAACCTGCGATAAAAAACCTGAATATTTTCATGGGCTCTCAATGGCTGCTTCTTGGCGTTTAAAAATCCAGTTGCAGAACCCTTTTCCCAGATCCATTCTGTTTTCCAGTCTTTTAAGTTACTACCCACTAATACGCTCGAGAATGGCTGAGCGGAGAATAAAACTATTGCAGCATCTGGTTTAGCAACTCTGTACAACTCTTTCCACATCTGCTGCAGGTCTAATACTGAATCCCATTTACATTCTGTGGTACCATATGGGATGTCAGCGCAAACCATATCGATGGTGCCGCTTTCGATTGTTGGCAGCACGTCAAAACAACACCCGTGGTAAAGTTGGATATCCATCCCCTACTCCTTCTCACACTTAAAATCAGTCAGGACAACTTTGTCACCGAATGACCGGCCAGCTTCTTTGCTGCGGTAAATCATGTTTTCACATTCACGCTTACTGAGTTTCTTCGGTGACCGACGGAACCAACTCACCGGCAGTCCGCCGGGCTTGTGTATCGTTGCAGTTATTTTGTACATCACTCCTCCGGTGGTTGTGTCTGGTACGGCAGCCTGCTGCGTACTCCGGCATTCCATGCACGGTATCTGACTTCAATATCGCTCAACTTGTACCCAGTGGTACCGAAAAAGTCTTTTCTCCGTTTGTTCATGATGAACTCAGGCGTATAGCCAAGCTCACCCGCACACCACTTTTCAAAATCCGTTGGTTCCATAATCAGGATTCCTCCGCATCATTAGCCGCTGCCTTCAACCGGTCATAAAGCTGGTCTTCAACTTCTCCGCCGAATCCTTCCTCGAAAAGCCGCTCCAGTAACTCGATAACAAGAGCCTGTTCTTCTTTGGTTAATTCCATAATCAAAAGTCCTCCCTGTTAATTCCCGTAACTTACTTTCAGACTGCCGGATATCAATACGACCACAATCAGCAGCCATCCCCACCCGTCTTTACCGTGGTAAATCAGGAAGGCCACAGATAAAAACCCGGTAATCGGAACAAGACAAACAAACAAGGTTCCAAGAATGTCTCTCAGGTATTCCATAATCAAAAGTCCTCAATGGATAGCACCGTGATACACGACAACCAAATCATCCACCCTGGCGCCACCAAGGTTAGCCCAGAATATTACCGTTGCCTCTGCGTCCATTTCGCATTCAGCTTCCATCAGCTTTTCAAACGGTTTCCCGTTCCATAATCCGGTAATTTTGTAAACTGCTCCGTCCATATCAAAAGTCCTTCTGTCTTGGGTTAGCACTCGATATCGTCCTGATAACCAGATGTATTGATGCGGGTTAAATCCGCCTGGTCTAGTCCGCCGTGGGTATTCGTGAAGTAATACGTTTTTTCAGCGCCTGGCGCGTGGCGTGATTTGGTGCAGATAACTTCAGTTACGCCTTTCAGGTCGGTTTGAGGATTGTATTTTTCATCACGGTAAATCATGAAGATGACATCTGCCTCCTGCTCGATAACACCAGATTCTCTCAGGTCAGCATTCACAGGCCGCTTGTTAACACGCTGCTCAAGATTGCGGTTAAGCTGCGCAAGCGCCACAACGGGGCATTTAAGCTCTTTGGCGAGGTTTTTCAGGCCGGTTGCTATTTCTCCCACTGACTGATTCATATTCTCCGGATTGGTCATTTTCATCTTCTGCAGATAGTCGACGATGATCACACCCAGCCCGCCGGTCTTTTTGTGCATCTTCCGTGCGTCTGCGCGGATCTCATGAATGCTCATTGATGGCCGGTCATTGATATAAATCGGGGATTCCTGAATATCTCCCAGCGCGTTCGATAACTTAGCCCACGCCTCTTCCTGGTTTATCTTCGCTTTGTCGTCACCCAGCAATGACTGCTTATCAACGCGGCCATGATGAAACGCTATACGCTCTGATATCTGCCAGGTCGGCATTTCAAGGCTGTAAAACACGACAGGCTTACGCTGTTTAAGTCCGATGGTTTTCGTGATTGCTGTGCTGAACATGGTTTTACCCATGCCCGGGCGACCGCCAACAACGATAAAATCCGTATTGTTGAACCCGCCGAAAGAAGAATCGATATCCTGCAGGCCAAACTGCGTTTTATGCTTCCAGAGGTCACCGTTCAGCATAGATTCCAGAATGTTTATCGACTCAGTTACACCGTCCATGATGTGCTGAGTTTCAACAACGGAACCAGTGTCCATCGATGAAATAGACGACTGAACTTCCCCGACAACATCGGTAAGGTTGTTAACGCCTGCGGCCGTTATTTTGGATATTCCGCCATGAAGGACTGCAAGTGTTTTTCTGGCATTTGTCAGATCTTTTATTTTCTGCACATACGCTGGGAGCGCTGTGATACTCGGCGTGTTTTTTGCACATTCGGCCAGGTACGCAAATCCGCCCGTCACTCCTGATTCTCCCGACTGGTCTAATTCCCCGCTAAGCAAAATCAGGTCAACCCGTACGCCGCTGTTCATCATTCGGCGCATCGCCTTGAATATGATTCTGTGCGCTGCAGACGTAAAATCATCTTCGGTCAGTGACTCCATTGCAGATATGGCGATTTCTTCTGTCTCATCGTTTGCGATCAGAACCCCACCGATAACTGATTTTTCTGCCAGGTAGTCTGTGAATTTATTTTCCATTAGTTAACTCCACTCTGCCGTTCCTTGTATTCCCGCTTCGCCTGCTCGTACACCTGCAGCCACTTCGCAGGATTAAGCACCCAGTCGATACTCAGCCACTGCTTGTCACTCAGTCCGGCAAACAGCGATGACTGTGAGATCAGACGGAAACAGGTATCGACGTGTTTCACTTCCCGCCACTGGTCTTTGTTTGTTTTTCCGTTCCAGACCTCTTCCAGATGGCTGTATGCTGGGCGTTGTTTTGTCCAGTCACGCAGATCAACGGCGCGTTCAGGAACATGCCGGTTCCAGGATTTAATCAGCTCTTCATGCGGGCATGGCTCAGGGTTTATTCCGTCACGATATTTCCACTTCATTGCGTCAGAAAGATATCCGTCGAACCGCGTCATCCTGCAGATGTTTTCAGGCTTAACGGACTTGCCGTTTTTCCATATCTTCACCGCCCATTCCATAACCAGTTTTATTTCGTCTGCAGTGAAGCACTCGCCTTTCGACTTGACAGTGTTAAGCGCTTTTAGGATTGGTGCGATTGATTGGCATCTTGAACCGGTCAGCTCGTTGTAGTACCCGAGAATTTCAAGAGCAATATTTTCCCCCTCGGGGGTAAGGGGGTTATTGTCTTTCTTGTCTTTTGTATTATTGTCTTTTGTGTTTGACCGTTTCGGTAAAGCCGATTTTACTGTTTCGGTAAAACTAACCTTTACTGTTTCGGTAAATGTTTTACCGTTTCGGTCAATGTTTGTATTCCACTCAGAAATGCTCTTGTTAATACCTACCTTGCGTCCTTCCTGGATAAGGATTTTCATTCTGATTAGCTGATTTTTTGCTGTTGAGCATTTCGTTTTATCAATGCCGATCATCAGCTCCATTTGCTCATTTCCAATCCAGTCTGTTTTCTTGTTATAGCCGTATGTTTTTCGCCATACTGCCATGATGATTAACAGCTGATGCTTGGTGAGTCCGGCAATCATGACAGCATCCAAAATCTCATTTGCTATCCTGGTGTAACCGTTATCAAGATCTGCCACCGTTGGCCTCTCTTGCCGTCGTGCGGCTCCAAAGTCAGCGTATGCAACGTTACTGTTCATGCCGTTTACCTCCGGTGATTTCCTGTCGGTGTTCAAGGCGTAATTTCGCATCATCAAATGCTGCCCTGAGTGCCTTTGCTCCCTGCTCCGTTACGGCTCTCGCCTCACGTTCCCGCATGATGTTTTTGTGCACAGCGCTGTAATTAAACCGTTGTTTCATGTATAATTACTCCGTCGTTATCTGTATCAAAAAAGGGGAAGCCGTATATTCCCCTTTCCTAAATCACTGGTTATTGATACAGTGTGAAAGTTAAGTGCTTTTCTTAATGCGCCTCTGCTGCTCCAACAGCCGGGGCGTTTTCTTTTGTTCTCATCAGAGAGAGTTCGCCGATCTGCTTCCACAGAAACCGGTACTCTTCCTCGCTGATTTTCTTCTCGCCTGGCAAAACAAAATCTGTGATACCGGCTGCGGCTAATGTCTCGCATATCTCCGGTAACTTTTCTGTTCTGCGTAAGACTGTTGAGTCGTGTACACCGAGCAGTTTTGCAACCACTGTCTGTGTGGTGCTTCTCAGTGCCTGATGAGCAGTTGCCATCAGATGATTTGACACAAACCGGTTAAACGATTTGCGTGGATTTGCATTTTCCATAATTCATAATGTCCTTATTGAGATACAGTTATTCGCTCACTTCCTGTGAGGTGTTGCTGTGTTGAAAAATGTTCCAGCACATATCCGGAACGGGCTAAATTGTGTAAAGAGCGGTGCTGATTTTATTTTTTGCCTTGTTGTAGCCACGCCGCGCTACATTTCAGGGCTTTTGATAATTCAAAAATGAATCGTGGGCGCTTAGTTGAACCAGACTCAATCGCCTGGATAGATTGCTGCTTAATACCAACAAGCTCAGCGAGTTGAGACTGAGTCAGATTCAACTCACAACGCCGAGCTTTTACACGTTGAGAGATGGTTTCCATACTTTCTTATCTCCTTCATACAGTTTTATCTGTATTTAATAACAGATACACCTGTTTGTCAAATACAGTTTTTATTGTGAAAATCCCTTTATTACAGGGGGTGGAAAAATGAGTCTTGCCAGCAGAGTAAAAAGTCGTCGCCTTGCGCTCGAAATGACACAAACAGAAGCAGCAGAAAAAGCAGGAATTAAACAGCAGTCGTGGGCGTCTATTGAAGATGGTAAGACTGTTAAACCTCGTAATATAATTGCGATTGGCGCTGCATTGCAGTGCGACCCAGGGTGGCTGATGACGGGAGATAATATTCAGCCAATCAGTGAGGTAAATACACGGAAGATACCTCTAATTAGTTACGTACAGGCGGGAAACTTGGCTGAAAGCATACCGATCAGTGATTGTGACGGGTCTTTTGAGTACGTTCTTACCGATCAGGACTTATCTCATAATGCGTTCGCCCTTCGTATTGAAGGTGATTCAATGGAGCCTGATTTTAAAACCGGAGATGTAGTGATTATCGATCCTGAGATAGAGCCACATCCAGGGGAGTTTGTTGTCGCATCTAATGGTGAACAAGAGGCAACATTCAAGAAATACAGGCCTACCCATGTCATGATTAATGGCGAGCAGCACTACGAGCTAGTCCCACTCAATGACGACTATCCAGTACTCGATAGCGAGAAAATCAATCTCCGGATAATCGGCACAATGGTAGAGCACCGAATTTACCGAAGAAAAAGGTAACACGCATTTAAACCAACCCGCTCAGGCGGGTTTTTTTGTATCTAAATTTCAATGAAAATCACCCGATTACAGTTTTATCGATAAAAATACAGTTTTACCTGTTGACCAAATACAGTTTTGCCTGTATCTTTTAATCATCAACGGCACGGAGCCAAAGATAAAACGGACTTAGCTCTTTAATAATCGGGAACCTGATCTGAATAAGTGTCAGATCACCACTGAGTGGTTTTTGGGATTGGTGAATGCGCAGGCGGTTGGATATTTGAGGCCATGTAGCCAGCGTGTGCGGTATCCCGCCACCAATCACCAAAAATTACTCAGGAGGCAATATGGCAACAATTACTGTTATTCCAAAGAAAGACAACGCGAAGAACCGCCGGTTAGCAAAGCAAATGGCGTTCTGGGACAGAAAGCGTGAGGAGTATGCAGCGAAGCCTAAAAGCCGCTCAGTGGAGGAGATTTTTGATTCAGTATTTGCGCCAGCGAAAGAAGAACGTCCGGTGCTGACACTGAAACCAACACAGTATTACCCATCTGGTGATAACTGCTGCCTGCCTAAAGTGGCAATTTTCAGCGGAGTTAAGGTCAAGCAGCCGAAAGGTGATTTCGGGATTACAGTGCGAGCGTGACCTGATGGGTTGTGTGAGCGCAGATACTAATCACAGCCCATTCGGTGAGTGGGCTATGGTGAGTTAATAACAGGAGATAGATATGAAATTTGAAGAATTGAGTCTGGAATCACAAGACGCAGCGCGTCAGGTATTGTCTGATATGTTGAAAATGAAGTATCACAATACTCATGACCTGCCGGGCGGCACAGTGAAATACCTTGGGAAACGAATTGTTGAGGCGTTTTATAACCTAGAAAACGAAAAGCCAGAAATGGGAGCGTGCGACTCCCATTGTGACGAAGGGAAAGCCAGCACAGAAAATTAAACTTTATCTAAGTTGTACCAGCGCCTAGAAACAGCCTCAGTAACCAATACTTTGGCCTTTGTTCTAACTGATTTGGCAATATTTATTGCTCGCTCGAAAATGGTGTCAGAATTTAGATTACCTTCGTAGTTATATTCTGCGTCTGGCAAGTAGTACCAAACACCATTGCTACCTTTTATTTTTTTATCAAACCCGTGAGCTTTCATTCTTTCATACAAATTCTGGTAGTCAGCGTAATCAGCATTCGGAAGCTCAACCCTAACAATGTATCTTGGCATCAGAACAATTCCTTATTTTGACTGTGGAATGTTCAGGTTATCAGATTCCTTGACTGTGGAAAGCGAGGATAGTCGCAAGACTGACAGCCCGGAAAGACGGGCATCCAGTCAGTATTGGGATTGGTGAATGCGCGGGCTGACGCGATATCAAAATGCGCTGTCGCCAGTCGGTGAAAACCCGGCCGCAACAGACCTATGCAGGATTTCAGCACCTGCCACCAATCACCAATACTGACTAACAACACAATCAGGAGAAGCCGAGTGGAAGATAAATTCTTTTATCGGTACTCAGCGATTGATTCAGAGGACGGAATTTATCTTTCGCTCAGTACATTCAAAATGGTTCGTGAAACGCCTTGCTACTACATGGTAAGGCAGTTTTTTGTAACCAACGGTGGATTTAATCTGTTTTCAGGCAAGGAGCGCCGCGTGCCGAAATCTGAACTGCAATGCAGAACAATCTGCCACACAAAGGAACGGGCACTACATCAATTCAGGATGCGGCAAGAATACAGAATTGAGCATGCAAAACGGAATGAGTTTATAGCCGGAAGATGCCTTGATTTTCTCCAGTCCAATAATTTCACACCTACTGATGAATACACATTAATACTCGGCAGGTCTGGGATTAAAGCGCTTGGATTCTGACTAACACCCCGCAGCGGGGATAACTATTCGGACATCACGTAGCACAGGGAAGTGCATATAAATTAAGTCCTCATAACGATAGCAAAGACAACCAACGCAGCAATTAATACAAGAGGAACACCTACCGTAATTTTAAGGTACTTGATAAATGATTTTGTGATGGCTTTTTCTACAGCCATCTCAATAACTGCTTCAAGTTGTTCAGGTGTTAAGTTCATATCTACTCTCCTTGGTTTTCTTAAATATACCCAGGGGGGAAATATTGTACAAAGGATAAATAACATGGAATTTAAGGGTACGCCGGGGCCATGGTACACAAGTAATGAAGGCCGATTACTGGTAAGGGATGAGGAATGGCAATGCGTTATTGCTGACGGTATCGGCTGTAATGGTGACGAGGAAGAAGTGGCGAACGCCAGACTAATAGCCGCAGCACCTGAGCTACTGGATCAGTTAATCCGATTGAGAAATAAAATAGCTGACTATCATCCTGACGACGATGACCATCTTGATGTTGTCGACGCAGTAATAAACAAAGCACTTGGCCGCGAATAGCAGCCCTGATCTCTTTCACACAGAAGTAACCCACCATATCCCACCTCGGGATATCAGCAGGTAATCACATGACTATCAATCAGAACGTTTTCCGTCTGGCGCAAGCACAGGCGCGGGTAGCTATACGCCAGAAATGCGATGACATCTGGTGGTTAGCAATGGAATTACTCAGAGAAAGTTACGGGAGGCAGGAATGCACAAGATAACTATCGAATCAAAACATCTGGCGACAAGCACTGAGCAGGCAGGATGCGGAAATCAGCGCGCCGTCATTTATTTTGACCGTAATTCGAGCGTGGAAACAATGGACGTTGAAACGCTTATCTTGCTGCTTAATCCGGAGAAGGAAACTCTGGAAAAGATACTCAGGGAACGATACGGGGAGGCAGCATGAACGCATACGCAGCACAGGATGCTCAGGAAGAGCGACGGATGGAGCATGCAGCGTGGCAGGATGCCGTGGACACGGAAGTTCAGCAGATGACATCGGATGTTTTCTTTGGCGTGGATCAGTCAATTTTAGACAAATTCAGTGACGATGCGCAGGACGCGCTTTTTAACTCGCTGTGCAAACAAATAAAAAGGAGATTCTTTTCATGAGTAACTCACTGGTGTCGATGGCTGGCTCTCTCGCACAAAAGCTTGATCTGGCAATCGACGAGAAAGACCTGATTAACACACTGCGGTCTACGGCATTCAAGGCTGAGGCAACAGACCAGCAGTTTCTTGCGCTTCTCATTGTCGCCAATCAGTACAACCTGAACCCGTGGACAAAAGAGATTTACGCTTTCCCGGACAGGACGGGGATCGTTCCTGTTGTCGGCGTTGACGGATGGGCGCGGATCATTAACGGCAACAAAAATTTTGACGGCATGGAATTCGAAATGGATGACGAGTCGTGCACATGCAGAATTTACCGCAAAGACCGGAATCACCCGACATCGGTAACGGAATACATGAGTGAATGTAATCGCGGAACCCAGCCGTGGAAATCCCACCCTAAACGCATGCTGCGACATAAGGCCATGATTCAGTGTGCGCGTCTGGCATTCGGGTTTGCTGGCATTTACGACCAGGATGAAGCAGAGCGCATCACAGAAAATACACCGGCTGGGGTTATCAACGGACAGGAGAGCCATGAAAACCGGCCTGAGCTCATCGCACGCTGTGAAGAGGCCGCAAAAAACGGAATGGAAGCATTTAAGCAGCTATGGACAGAGCTTACCCCAGAAGAAAGGACGATCATCGGGTCAGCAGATAAAGAGCGAATCAAAAACAGTATCGCCATTGATGCCGAATACACTGAGGTGACAGATGGAGCAGAAAACGGATGAGTGGTTTGCGGCCAGGCTAGGGAAAGTCACGGCAAGCAATATTGCAAAAGTAATGGCGAAAGGCGGCGGAGCGACAAGGAAGAATTATATGGCTCAGCTGGTTTGCGAAACACTGACAGGCCAGAAGGAAGAGACCTTTAAATCAGCAAGTATGGAGCGCGGTAACGAGCTTGAGGCGGTGGCAAGGGAAATGTACTGCCTCAACGAATTCGATGCCACAGTAACGGAAGTCGGCTTTATTCTGCACCCCACCATTGATCTTTTCGGCGCCAGCCCTGACGGCCTTGTAAACGATGACGGATTAATCGAAATCAAGTGCCCGAACACAGCAACTCATATTGAGACCATAAAAACCGGAAAGCCAAAGCGTGAATACATCCTTCAGATGCACGGACAGATGATGTGCACCGGACGCAGATGGTGCGACTTTGTCAGCTATGATAACCGACTTCCGGAAAATCTCGCCTATTTCAAAACACGGATTGTTTTTGATGAAGGCCTTGCCAGTGAAATAGAAACGGAAATTCGCGAATTCACGAAAGAGCTCAGGGAAGAAATCGAGTTTTTAACCAAATAACCCCACCGTTTCAGGATGAAGCGTAATGCAGGGATGCTGAGATAAGGATCAACTATGACTATCGAACAGTTACAGAAAGAAAACGAAAAGCTGAAAGAGGTTTTATTTGCAGGCGCTTTCGTTATGAAAAAAGCAGTTCACAAATATGACTTTGGTATTGGTATGCAAAAACAAGCCTACGATTTTATCAACGATGCCGAGCGGCTGACCAAAAAGAGATTGCCGAAGTTCGTGTAGGGATGCTGATAACAGAGGAATGAATATGTCGCGACCAATAGACTTAATAGCAGATATAACGGATGAGTATATCGCTAGGCATTTTGAAGGGGCGAACTACGGGCACACCAACTATCGTGACATCGTTGGCAAAGGATGCCTGAATGCTATGGCCGGATATCACAACGGATATACCACGCAGTGCATACTGATAAATATGGGACTGACCACAGAGAAGCTACGGCTGACGAAACGCGGTCGTGAATTTCTGTTTTGGCATTTTAACTATCAGCCGGTTAATGGGCGGAAATAGTTTATCGATGAGGAATGAATATGAAAATCACAGACGAAGATATTCAGGCAGCAATTTTAAGCTCAAGCGAGGACTTTCTATTTCAGGTGTGCGATTCGCTTGTGTTTTCCCATTACGGGTTAGATGAAATGCCCGCGGAAGAACAAGACCGACTTTATGCTGCGCTGTATTCATGGCTTAAGAAAGCGGCCGGTGAATTTAAGCGGATTCAGGGGTGAGTATGAAACTATCAGTGCAACAAATGACTGCATTAAAAGAAGTGTATAGCGGAAAATTCAGGCCAAAATCATCAGCAAGAACGGTGAACTCATTGGCGAGTAAAGGGCTGATTAAATTTGCAGTTGGTTTTGGGTGGGTTATGTCATCTGCTGGTGTTGATGTAATTAAGCAGATTCAGGAGGGGTGATGGATAACGAAATTTACAGACCAAAATTACAAGTGTGGCACATTCCACAGATTCCTGGTAAAGCATTCAATGTCGATGTTGAGTCGGTTACCGAAGCCGTGAAGGTCATGGAAACCCTGGCTGCATACGACCAGTTTCAGTATGACAATAATATAAAACCTGATTACTCAAATATGAATGGCCTGAATATATTCAACGAAATAGACCAGGAATATTATTCATGGGATGCCGAGTGTGATTTATTTTATACGGACTCACCAAAAGAGTTCCTGTCTCTGTTAATCGAAAATAACATGACAGAGGATGAGTTTAATAAAAACCACCCTGCTCATTATGACTTCATGCGAACAACTTCACTGAAATAACAAACCATGACAATCTGATTTGTATTACTACTGGTAATGCACGGCTCTGCTGTGCCTGTTACCGAGGATATTTATACACTCGAAGAATGTGAGAGCCGCGCAGTGCAGGTAATGGCTGTGCGGAGTGTTGAATTAGTGTGTGCGGAGGTGGTGCGTGACTAATTGGTATTATGTTCCTTTAGAAAGACATGATGACCCTATCGAAATTGAAGCAACAATCAAAAATAGATTCAGGGTAAAGGTTCCGTCATGGGATATGGACGTGACAACACAAGACCTCATTGCTATTAAAAATAAGATAGAGGAAATATTACGTGATGAACAAATATCGTGACAAATCAGACTTTGAAATTAATAAGTCTGTTGCTGAGGAATTAATTCAATCCGGTTTCATTATTGGCGTTGAATATCATGACAAACATATATTAGTTATGGATAAGTATGCTAATAATTATCCATTCGACCCCTGCAACAACCCGGCGGACGCAATGCCGATTATTATTGAGAATAACATAAGCATTCTAGCGAACTGGGGCATAAATGGAGAATGGGCTGCGACATATGAACTATCAAGGCATATAAAATACAATAAAAATCCTTTACGTGCCGCTATGGAAGTATTCCTGATGATGAAGGATGCGGAGAATGAAAGCTGACTACGGCAGGAGCACAACACCAAAGGAATTGCGTGATTTGTGGCAAACTCCCCTCCCGTTATTTTCAGCACTGGACGCTGAATTCGGTTTCTACCTTGATGCCGCTGCCGATAAAAATAATACCCTCTGCTCTCATTACCTCACCGAAAAAGACAACGCATTAAACTCAGACTGGCAAAGCTACGGTTCTATATGGTGCAACCCGCCGTATAGCGACATACAGCCGTGGGTAAGCAAAGCCGCCGAGCAATGCAGGTATCAACTGCAGCCGGTCGTGATGTTGGTTCCCGCGGATACTTCGGTGGGATGGTTTAAATCGGCACTGGATAGCGTTGATGAGGTCAGGTTTATTACCGGTGGCCGGATATCGTTTATTAACGCCGGAACAAACAAACCGGGGAACGGAAACAATAAAGGCTCCATGCTTTTAATCTGGCGACCGTTCACCCAGCCCCGACGGATAATTACCACAGTTAACCGTGATGACCTGATGGATATCGGGAGCAGGTTACTGGAAGCACAAATCTGAGGTGACCAATGACACCACAGGAAGCAGAGAACGGACGCAGACGAATAGCAAGGGAATGCCTGAAGGAATTAATGCAGTACACATCAGACGAACAACACACCGCAATACTCGACAAATACACACCGAAATTTAAACCACTTAATCACCTGCGCTTTCCGGCAAAGAGAGTGCTCGGGTATTACGTGCGTACGTTACAGAAGGAGATGAAGGATGGATAAAGTCACGATGACACGCGACGAGGCTGCTAAATTTATCGGCGTAAGCCCTGATACGCTTACGTCATGGTGCCGCGCCGGACGCATTTCGTATCAGAGGAAAGACCCGTTCAAAAAGAAGTCACCCTATCTGTTTACAGAATCAGCCTGCCTTGCGGCACTGAGCAATCCGATCAACACTATCGCCGAGAGCGAGATTGATGTGAAAGGAGATCACAAATGTCAATCTTCAAACGTGGTAACTCTTGGTATTGCGACTTCGCGACACCTGGCGGCAAGAGAATTAAAAAGTCGCTTGGTACGTCAGACAAGAAGCAAGCCCAGGAGCTGCACGACAAATTAAAGGCCGAGCAATGGCGAATTGAGCAGGTAGGAGACTTCCCGGACTATACCTATGAGGAAGCCTGCCTGCGGTGGCTTGAGGAAAAAGCAGATAAAAAATCGATAGAGGATGATAAGAACTTTATCGCTTTCTGGCTTGAGTACTTCGAGGGTGTCCGGCTGAAGGATATAACCGAGAATGCCATTTACAAGATCATCAGCAAGATGACAAACAAGCATGCTGAAAACTGCTGGAGAAGGAAAGCCGACACAGCAAAAAGGAAGGGAAAGGAGGTGCCGCTGTTTACATCGAAGCCTGTCACTACGGCCACAAAGGCGAGATACCTTTCTTTCATTAAGGCGCTACTCAGAGCGGCGGAAAGAGAATGGAAGTGGATAGAAAAGTCACCTGTGATAAAAATCCCCTCTATTCGTGATCGGAGAGTCCGGTGGCTTGAGCCTGTCGAGGCGAAAAGACTGATTGATGAATGTCCGGAGCCTTTAAAATCAGTTGTCAGGTTTGCGCTGTCAACCGGCCTGCGTCGTTCGAACATACTTAACCTTGAATGGCAGCAGATAGACATGCAGAGGAAAGTGGCATGGATTTACCCTGAAGACAGTAAATCAGGTAAAGCGATCGGTGTAGCCCTGAACGATACCGCATGCAGGGTTTTGCGCAGCCAGATTGGACGCCATCACAAATGGGTATTTGTCCACACTGAACCGTCATACAGGAATGACGGAACACCGGTTGCGGCAGTGAGAAAGATGAGGACGGATTCTAATACCGCATGGAGAGCAGCATTAAAAAGAGCCGGTATCGACGATTTCCGTTTCCACGACCTGAGACACACCTGGGCAAGCTGGCTGATCCAGTCTGGCGTTCCGCTTTCAGTGTTACAGGAAATGGGTGGGTGGGAGTCGATAGAAATGGTGCGCAGATATGCCCATCTGGCACCAAATCATCTTACCGAACATGCGAAGCAAATAGATGCCATTTTTGACAGTTACGTCCCGAATACGTCCCAAGGTGAAAAACTGGCATCGGGAGATAATTGCTAACTCTTTGATAAGTAATGGTGCCGGATACCGGATTCGAACTGGTGACCTTTTCATTACGAATGAACTGCTCTGCCAACTGAGCTAATCCGGCACGGCATTATTACACTCCTGCCCGGCAGGGTTTTCAAGCTGAAAACCGGAAATCTCTGCCGCTTTGCCTGATTTTTCTTCTTTATTCATACCTTCCTTGCGTGATCTGAAGCACAAATTCGTTATTTTCCGTTTTCAGCGGGCGGTTGCTGATTCTTCATGAAATCGTGTCTGTCTCTGTAAATCACTCCGGATACCATCAAAGATGAATAACCTGACAACAAGAACTTGATTCTAATTATTAACTGATATTAGTATTCATTATGGATTTAAATGCCAGATAAATAGAAAATAATAGCGTTAAATTTCAACAACAAGACCCGGGGAAATATGTATATCACACACATCCTGTTACTATTCACCCGCTGATAATGTAAACATTTAAGTACAGCGTTTTGCTTTACTAACATGACTGTAAATGCGAAACCGTGAATATGATCACTAAACAACCACATGCCGGAATGCATAACAATTCACTGCTTTAATTAAATATCTTTGTTATTCCCTGCTGCCGCTTACTTTTCATTCATGTAACGTAACATTATCAATGTGATCTTTATCATCAAATTTATCCTGACTGTGTCACATTTTTATTTTTATCCCAGGTTTCAGTTGAAGGATTCAATAAATCATAACGTTTTTCCGTACGATCAATAAAAACAAAGATGATTATAACAATTGTTACTTATAAGATATTTTAACTTAAATTACCGTACCAGTGCATCTGATGCATAGTTTTTGTTAAAAAAGAACAAGACTTCTCATCCGTTTTTTTATTCTTCCTGTAAAGATAGATTTAAATTTGTACGTTTAACCCTTATTTACTTTTTCTTAACCTATATAAAATCCCACAGAATAAAATGGCTTTTCATTGCAGCATAACTGCCCGACAGCATTGAATTATTCATATTACTCCCGGATTTTAACGATGAGGTAAATGTATATTTAACATAAATACACAACAAGACATTAACAAATACAATTCATTGAATATAATGAATTATTTCAGTTTAAGTGATACAGATCACCCGGTTTACACCTGTGATTAATACGGATTTTGTTTATTTCAGCATCCCCCATTCCCTTTTCATTTTTTTTCACGCATGATGATTTCACGCCAAACGAAAAGGATGGCAGAGAAAGAAATAACAGAAATAAAAAAACTAAATTTGAATTAAGACAAGAACACTACCGGATTTACAAATGCTATATCATTCACAAGGCATGATACTTATAAACAGATAAATGCCTGTGTAAATTATCGAGTTATTATTATAAATAATTGGAGATTTTACCATGATGTATCCAGCAGAACCGTATCGTATTAAAAGTGTTGAAACCGTATCCATGATCCCTCGCGAAGAGCGTATCAAAAGAATGAAAGAGGCCGGGTACA